TGTCATAACCGTGAAAGAGGTCAATCACGGTAGAAGCACATCAGATACTGTTAGGTTTAGGGGGGTTGATAATTTTGATGGCATAACGAAAGCAGTTGTTGAGCTATCTTCTGGCTATTCTATAACAAAGGTAGATTCTGATACTTATACATTCACCGTTAGTGACACGGCAAATATCGGCAACAAGAGCGGGGGTGGCGGCATAGCAAGCGCCGGTCCCGTTACGCCGTTAGCATAAGAGGGGCAAATGTCTTTTACTTTCGCTCAACTAAAAACAGCCATACAAGACTACAGTGAGAACACAGAGACAACCTTTGTGACAAACCTTCCGACTTTCATTCGTGCAGCGGAAGACAGAATATTCTACATGGTGGATCTGGAATACTTCCGTAAAAACGCCACGAGTGCTGTTAGTCAGAATGATCCATTTTTATCTTTGCCCACAGATTTTTTAGCGTCGTTCTCTCTCTCCATAACAAACAGTAGCTCCAAGGAGTTTCTGCTTCCGAAAGACGTTAACTTCATTCAAGAGGCCCACACAAACTCTGCAACAACTGGAACCCCCAGATACTACGCTAGATTTGATGTCGATAATCTGATTCTAGGGCCAACGCCCGACAGCAACTATGTATGTGAGTTCCATTATTTTTATAGGCCCACATCTCTAACCGCAGGAGCAGATAGCGGTACAACTTGGCTAAGTACAAACGCTCCAAATGCCTTGCTTTACGGCTCATTGTACGAGGCGTATATTTACATGAAGGGTGAGCCGGACATGCTTCAGTTGTACGAAAAACAATTTACTGAGGCGCTGTCGAGACTAAAAGACTTGGCTGAAGCAAGGGAAAACACTGATGCGTACAGGCAGGGTTTGCCTACTATGCCTCGCACATAAGGAGTAGGAGATGGCTACATCCAACGCAGCAACAAACTACCTAGAGCGGAGGTTGTTGCACTTTATATTCAAGAACAACTCTTTGAGTTTTTCTTCGCCGGGTGACAGCATTTATATCGGTCTGGCAACTGCGGTATCTGCGGCAGAAACAGGATCCGTTACAGAAGCTGACTTCACCAACTATGCGAGGGTGCAGGTCACAGCTTCAAACTGGACCACGATTGGATCTGACTCTACCGACACGCAGACAGCTACAAACGCAGCTAACATCGACTTTGCAGCGGCAGGCACCACTACTGCTGACACCATCACTCATGTGTTTATTGCGGACGCTTCGTCTAGTGGCAACATCCTGTTTGTTGGCGCACTTGATGCCAGCAGGACGATTGACGATGGAGACATCTTCCGTATCAACGCAGGGAACCTCGTAATTGAGTTGAAGTAATATGGCACTGGTACTCAAGGATCGCGTCAAAGAGACGACCACTACCACCGGCACTGGCACCTATACATTGGCCGGTGCCGTTACTGGTTTTGAAGCATTCTCGTCAGTTGGCAACAGCAACACGACGTATTACGCCTGCACGGATGGCACCGACTTTGAGGTTGGTATTGGCACCTACACATCTAGTGGCACTACTCTAGCTCGTACAACGATTCTTCAGTCAAGTAACAGCGACAGTGCGGTTAGCTGGAGTTCCGGCACCAAGACAATTTTCTGCGCCCAGCCAGCAGAGAAGGCTGTGTTCCTTGATGCAAGTGGCAATATCATAGCGGCCAACGGCAGCGCACTTACCGCGTTGAACGCTAGTAACCTTGCCAGCGGCACTGTAGCCAACGCTAGACTGGACCAGCAGCTACAGGATGTGGCCGGTCTTGCTGTTACAAACGGTAACTTTATTGTAGGTGATGGCAGCAACTTTGTAGCAGAGTCCGGCGCGACAGCCAGAACCAGTCTTGGCCTTGGTACAGCGGCGGTACTGGATACAGGCATATCCAACACAAACATCCCGAAGTTCACATCCGGTGTAGCGGATGACGACTTTCTTCGTGTTGACGGCACGGCCATTGAAGGTCGTTCTGCTGCTGAAGTTCTGTCAGATATTGGCGCACAAGCCAGTTTGACTTTTGGCATATCGAACACCAATGCAGTCAAGATCGACAGCAGTTCGGTTGCTGATGACGAGTTCGCACGATTTACTGCAAATGGTCTTGAAAGCCGAAGCGCGTCAGAAGTCAGGTCAGACATTGGTTTGGGAACGGCGGCTGTTGCGGCGACAGGCATCAGCAACACCAATGTTCCTGTGTTTACAAGCGGCGCGGCTGACAACGATTTCTTGCGTATTGACGGCACCTCTATTGAGGGTAGATCCGCGTCGGAGGTTTTGTCAGATATTGGTGCAACAACAGCAGCCCTTGCTGCCGACGAGGCTACGGCCCTTGCAATCGCGCTGGGGTGATGGAGATTTAGATGGCTAATACATTCAAAGTAATTACACGGGATGTTGCTCCTGCCACATCTGGATCACCAGAAACGCTGTATACAGTTCAGACGGGCAGCACTGTGGTTGTTCTTGGCTTGACGCTTGCCAACGTCCATACATCGCAAGTGACCGGCACGGTGCAGCTTGTCAGCACTACGACACAGACAAATCAAACGCAGAACACAACAGCGCACATTGTGAAGGACATACCGATACCTGTGGGTTCGACGGTAGAGATCATGGGCGGTAACAAGCTGATACTGAATGTTGGAGACATCATAAAGATAGACGCCTCTGTCGCGGACAAGGTTTCTGTCACCATGAGCTACATGGAGATCACCTAATGCCCTACATTGGTCAGCAGACAGCCGACAACTTTCAAAGCACGGTAGCGGTTCAACGATTCAACGGTGACGGCAGCGACACTACGTTCACGCTAACCACCGCCGTGTCGTCTGTACAGGATGTTCTTGTGTCTGTTGACGGTGTGGTGCAAGACACCGCCGCGTACACCATTCCTGACGGCACTACGCTGACATTCACTGCTGCCCCATCTAGTGGCACTGGCAATATCTTTGTGAATTACCTTGCACCGCAAGGCGCAACGATTACGCCTGCCGATCAGAACAAGGGCAACTTCAAGGGCGGTGGCTTGTTTCGTACCAACGCACAGTCGTTGACTGCCGACACAACCATCCTTGCAACCGAGAACGCAAACGTGACAGGCCCGTTTACTGTAGCCAGTGGCGTGACTTTGACCGTTGAAAGCGGCGGGACATTGGTGACGCTATGAGTACGTTGAAGGCAGATACCATTCAAAGCACCAGCGGCGGTGCGGCTACGCTGACTAAGCAACACGCTGCGAAGGCTTGGGCAACCATTGATGAAACCGGCTCATCCTCACTGCGTGATTCATTCAATGTAAGCGGAATAACAGATAATGGTACTGGCGATTTTTCTCACGCTTTCTCTAGCTCTTTTGCAAACGTCAATCACGCTAGTTCTTGTAATTCAAATGCTACGCTTGGGAACAATCATAATCGCGGAACAAACTTCGCGCACGCTTTGAGTGCTAGTTCAATCAGACATATGTCATGTACACAAGACAATGGTAGTTTAGAAGACCAAGAGGCAATGATGGTCATTTCATTTGGAGACCTCGCATGAGTGAAGTAAAGACAAACAAAATCTCCAGCCTTGCGAGTAACAACGACATCACCATCGACCCGGATGGCACGGGCGACGTTGTAGTTGCGTCTGGTCATAAGCTGGGAGTGGGGACGACATCACCATCGCAAAAGTTTGTTGTGAGCAATGCTGGCGCTGACAACATTGTGATGTGTGAGAACAGCAGCGCATCCATTCAAATGTTTATGCAAGCCACAAGCGGCACAGGCTCTGTCGGAACTCTGACAAATCATGAGGTTCAGTTTCTACAAAACAACACAGAACGTATGCGCGTAGACAGCAACGGCGATGTGATTATAGGTAAAACCAGCGCATCGTTTAGCACAAAGGGATTTTTTCTTAATGTAGACCCCGGCCAGCTTGACATTACTTGCAACGGGAACAATCCTCTTCGCCTTAACAGATTGGCAAGTGATGGGATTCTCACCTCTTATCAACAGGCCGGTAGCGAAGAAGGCACAGTTTCTGTTTCTGGCACCACCGTTTCATATAATGGTGGACATCTGTCACGTTGGTCGCGCCTGACTAGCGGAAATAAAGACACAAGCATCGTCAAGGGAACAGTGATGACTAACCTTGACCAGATGGTTGTGTGGACACACGCCGCTACAGATGATGAAGCTGAATGGACTGAAGACAACGAACAGCTTAATTGTATGGCTGTATCATCGGTCGAGGGTGACGCAAACGTAGCTGGTGTATTTGTCAACTGGGATGATAGAGATAGCTACAACGACATGAACATCGCAATGACCGGGGATATGGTCATTCGTATTGCCAGCGGCACGACTGTAGCACGAGGTGACTTGCTGATGTCGGCAGGTGATGGCACTGCCAAGCCACAGGACGATGACATTGTTCGCAGCAAGACGATTGCGAAAGTAACGAGCATCACCAAGTCACATACTTATGATGATGGCACATATCTCGTACCATGCGTGTTGATGGCGTGTTAGGAGTAGCATAGATGGCATTCGGTACACTCAAAGCAGATACCCTGACGCACTCGACTGCGGGTTCGGTCACTACCGATAATGTTGTTGAAGGGGTCGGCAAGGTGCGGTCAAACTTTGACGGCACCACTAGCGGGATTACCGCGCGAGATAGTTTTAACGTGTCTAGCGTCGGCGATACAAACACCGGCACATATACAATCAATCACACAAACGCATTTTCTAATAACGACTATACTTGTGTGGTCATGGGAAGAATGCAAAGAGGCACAAGCAACAGTGGTGCGGCAAACGGTATTGATTCATCAGATGGTGATTCAGCAGTTTTAACAACTAGCCACATAATAGCTTACATCAATGTTGCAACTACTGGCGATGCTGATGTCCCAATCGGTGGCTCTGTTGTATTTGGAGATATGGCATGACAGTGACCCCAGAGTTTCAAGGCACACATCTATGGGATAGGCTCTGCTGGGCCAAAGAAAACCTTGATGGTGTGCAGTCAGACTATCGTGTCGTGTATGAAGACAAGGTAGACGAGTGCGTCAAGATACTGGTGCCAGACCCCAACTGGATGGCTTGTGCGCTGCAAGGTGGGATATTGCCGCCGGTAGAAGTGTATTGGGAGCTTGCCAAGGACGAGGCTGAAGAGGGCTTCACCAAGCACACTCGTGGCTACCTGTTGCACAACACCAAGCCTGTCGATGCAATGACCGAAGAACAGGCTATTGAGTATCTGATCATGAAAGACGTGCCGCAATCCGTGTGGCGTGACTATGATAGCGGCAACAAGCCCAAGATGTTAATCTGTCGAAAGGAACAGCTTCCAGCGACTCGTGAGTGGCGCAATGCTTGGAAGATTAGTGAAGATCTAGCCACTGATGAAACTGTAGCCGCATAAGGAGCAACCTGATGGCAACAACATATATCGTAGACAAGGACGGTAACTCGATTGATGCGTCAACCGCTACCGTTCCATCTGACCGTCACTTCCGTGGTGCGTGGTCGCTTTCTGGCAAAGTCATCTCCGAGGACATGACGGCAGCAAAAGTAATCTTCAAGGACAAAATTCGTGAGGTACGCGCACCACTGCTCGACGCAGAGGACGTGGTGTATATGAAGGCTTTGGAAGCCGCTGACAGCACGGCACAAGCCGCTTCTGTAGCCAAGAAGAAGGCACTGCGTGATGCACCTGCCGCATCTGCAATTACTAACGCAGACACGATTGCAAAGCTGAAGGCAGCTTGGGATACGTCTGTGCTGGGCGATAGCCCATACGCATAAGGAACATAGGCAATGGCATTAACTAAGGTTGGCAAAGAAGGCATTACCGGCATTTCCAATTCTAGTGATGCCACTGCTATTACTATTAGCTCGTCAGAAAACGTGCTTATAAACGGAACAACCCAACGAAACTCTGGCAAAGTCAGTATTGATTTCAGTGGCAGTTCTCACGGCGGAATAGGTATTAACGACACAGCATCAGCAAACGCTTCAGCTTTCATTGGGTTTTTAAGTGGTGGATCATTTAGAGGAAGCATAACAAACAATAATAATAGTGCTGTCGCATATAATACATCGTCAGACCACCGCTTGAAAGAAGCAGTCGTTGATATGACCGGCGCTATTGACCGTGTGAAGCAGCTTGCACCGAAGCGGTTCAACTTCATTGCCGACCCTAACGACACAACGGTTGACGGCTTTCTTGCCCACGAGGCACAGGCAGTCGTGCCAGAGGCTGTCACCGGCACTCACAACGAGGTGGACGCTGGCGGCAACGCAGTCATGCAGGGCATCGACCAGAGCAAACTGGTGCCTCTCTTGACTGGTGCGTTGCGCGAAGCCATCGCCAAAATTGAAGCCCTTGAGGCTCGTGTCAAAACACTAGAGGACGCATAATGCCATACATAGGTAAATCTCCAGAGTTTGGCGTCCGCAACCGCTTCGTGTACCAAGCCACGGCGGGGCAAACGAGCTTCAGCGGATCTGACTCTGACTCGTTGGTGCTGTCATACTCTGACAGCCTATACATGGATGTTTACCAGAACGGTGTGCTGCTAAAGCCCGGTACAGACTACACAGCCACAACGGGTACGACTGTTGTGCTGGTCACGGCGGCGTCACTGAACGATGTCGTGGAGATGGTGGTCTACGATGTGTTCGCTGTTAACAACAGCTACACCAAGACGGATTCTGACACGCGATATCCCTTCAAGGGCAACAACAGCATCATCCGCTTGAACGGTCAGACGATCAGCGCAGACATCACGATTGACAGCGACGAGAACGGTGTTTCGGCAGGGCCGATTACGCAAAGTGCCACCGTCACTGTTAACGGATACTGGAGCATCGTATGACCAGCCAACTCAACGTAGATACCATTGTAGACAAGGCTGGCTCTGGTGGCACGAATGTTAAGGTTGCCAACAACGCTGTCGCTGTTGCTGAAGGTGGCAGTGCTACAACTACTGTTGTGCAGGGGCTGGCGAAGTCATGGGTCTTGTGGAATCAGTCCAGCCCAGAGGTTTATGATAGCCTGAACATCAGTTCAATGACGGATAGTTCGACCGGACTTTTTGATATGAATGTTACGAATGCTATGGGTTCAACAAATTACGTCTGTAACTTTAATGCTACAGTTGTAAACAGTCATGCTGGTCAGTCTTTGGATGTAAGAAATGCCGCTTCCGACACGAGTGCAAGTCTTATAGAAGTATTTTACACAGAGAATAACTCTGCACAAGACAGCACTCGCAATAACCTTTCGTTGCTGGGAGACCTTGCGTAATGGCAAGCATACTCAAAGTCGATACGATTCAGACTACTGCCGGGGCTGGTTTTCCTTTTGTCCCGATGGTTGATGTAATTAACTTGGAAAGCGCACACAGCAACTCTGGTGACATCACTAGCGGTTGGGCGAGAATGAACACAGACAGTCCTGGCTTTATCGGCACTGGAATGACCGAATCATCCGGTGTGTTCACGTTTCCAAGCACTGGCATATACATGATTGAATTTAGTGTCTGCATGTCGTCAAGCGGCAGTGATGCAACGGTTCAAGCAGACATCAAAGTGACCACGGACAATTCTTCTTATTCGTCTTCGGCGCAAGGCAAGTCAGAGACGGGTGGCGGTAAAGTCCAAATGTTTTTGAAAACGACATTTGATGTGACCAACACATCCACCCATAATGTGATGTTCAATGTCAGCAGTTTTTCTGGAAGCCTAGAAGTTGAGTCAGGCACAAATCTGACTGCGGTTTATTTTACAAAACTAGGTGAAACGTAATGGCTAGTGAACTGCGAGTAAACACCTTGAGGGATGCCAGCGGGAACAACAGCGTGGCTACGTCGGTTGTGTTTAACGGCACGGCTAAAGCGTGGTCTAGGGTAGAGTTGGTCGGTACAGCATCAATAATTGGTAGCTACAATGTGAGTAGCCTGACAGATATAGGGACGGGTATTGGCAGGTCTAATTTTTCCAATGCCTTCAATGCCGCAGACTACGCAGTAACTGCGGGTGCGGGCCTATCAGGCGATGTTCTTGGCCCAGATTTGGGTGCAAATAGTGTGCAAGTAACTACGTCTTTTTATCTGACCGCTAGAGCAAATGAAAGCACCAGCGCAATCGATGCAGATATTTTAACTGGCATTGCTATAGGAGACCTCGCATGAGCAAGGCAGCAGAACTTGCCGCACTGATTGGTTCTCAGTCGGCGTTGTCAGACAGAAATATGGTGGTCAATGGTTCAACATCTGTAAATCAACGCGGAGACAGCACTGGCGTCACTGCTACAGGTTACTATGGACCTGACCGGTTCCAGCTTCTGTATACTGATGCCGGAACTTGGTCCATTTCGCAGTCATCCACTGCGCCGGAAGGTTTTGCCAACTCCTACAAGCTTGACTGCACGACAGCAAAAGGGACGCTGGCATCCGATAGCCGTCTTTTTGTGCAAACAAAGCTTGAGGGCCAGAATCTTCAACAATTAAAAAAGGGAACCAGCAATGCGGTAAGCACCACGCTGTCATTTTTTGTCAGGTCTAACAAGACTGGTACTTATCAAGTCAATCTTGAGGACAATGACAACACCCGCATCATTGGCTCAACATATACAATTTCTTCTGCGAATACTTTTGAGCATAAAAAAATCACTTTCGCTGGCGACACTAGCGGCGCACTTACCGATGATAACGGCGATAGCCTTTCCATCATGTGGGCTTTGGTGGCCGGTACAGACAATTCGTCTGGCGCTGTTCCAACAGGA